GGAGAGTGTCTTTTTTAGACTGTCTTACCATACTATAAGACTATACCATATTATATAGAAAAATCAAAGACTTAGCCCTACTATAAGCCGTACTATATAATACGGGACCGATTTTCAGATATCTTTATACAAACTAGACGCATCACTAATCATATAACAAGTCGCAGTTTTACCCAACTTAATCAATTCACTTTTACTTATTTGAATTATTAGACCTTCATTCAAAGCTATGGAAATACAACGCTTCAAAGCGAAATTTCCGCCGTTCTTATCCTTTCTGAATGGAGATAATTTGGATACTCTATTTATCAGAAAAGACATAGGAATATATTTGTGGGAATGAAGTACTTGTTCTTGCTTGTTACAATACACTTTAATTTTATTCCAATCATTCACTGTAAATTCTACAACATGCTTCTTAAACAATTCATATTGTTTTACTTCTTCAGAATTGCGACCAATTAAACCACTCTCAAACTTGGCTGTTAAGGTTTTAATATCATCTTCAACCATGTTCTTTGCCCACAACACATAATCTTTCGTAATCACTGGATTTATGCAGTTAACACCAACAGCAATTAGCGCCGATATTTTCAACACCTTGATATGAGCGCGGTTCCAAAGCTGACGTACAACTTCCTTATCTGTTGAGTTAATCTTATTGTCTGCCAGCTTATCGAACTTATGGAGTATCTGCGCGGCGTCATCGTCTATCATCACGTCTGTAACTTTACGATTAGCCATAACGGTTTTAGCAATTGCCATTAGATCAGCTATGCGGCCAATGAAACCATCATTGAATTGTGCATTACGATGATTTTCATTCAATGCAGGACGCGGACCGTTATATTCAATCAACATGAAGCGCGGCAATAACCCATCAGCAATCATTTCTTCAGTAAGAGCCGAATAGAATGTTTCGGGTGTACTCTCAGCCAAGATCGAGAAAGCTGGCGATGATATAAGATTAGTGTTCTTCTCACTGTCTGCATAAATAGATGGACGCGCGACTTGACCATGACCGGATTTATTGTATAAATCCAACATCATTCGGTTGAGTGTCTTTTCTGCACCATTAGCGCGAGGATCAGCCATGACTTGCAATCGCTTGCCAAACTCGCCAAGTATCGATACAAACGATTGAGACTTATTAGCTAAGAACTTAATCAAAGCTTGGCCGGATGCTATTTCGCTTGGTCCAATAAATTCACCAGCAACCGGAACTTGTAGCGAAACTTCATTGATAATTTTATCAATACCAGCGGCACACGCCTCTTTACCTGTACCAGTATTAGCTAATAATAGAATATATTGATTGAGACCTGTGCCGGATACGTTATAAGCACGACCACAAATGCCAGCCATTAAACCTAAAGCAGCAGCTAGAGCTATTTCAGGTACAGGACGCGGTGCAGCACTGTAAATGAACTGTGCTATCTCGCCAACTAATCCCGGTGGTGGTAATATCTGGCCTACGCGCTCGCCGTATCGCTCGTTTGTCGGTTGGTTGGCGCTTCCTGAAGGGGTCGAACCTTCAACCTTCCGCTTAGAAGGCGGATGCTCTATCCCTTGAGCTAAGGAAGCATTGGTAGGACCGGCTGGATTTGAACCAGCAACCAAGCCGTTATGAGCGACTGGCTCTAACCGTTGAGCTACGGTCCCACTGGTAGCGGTATTAGGACTCGAACCTAAACTGTCAGCATCAAAAGCTGATGGGCTACCATTACCCGATACCGCTATATTTTCTTGGTATACGTCTGAATTTACGTTGTCAACACTTTGTTGAGCTATCTTTTCTTCAAGAGCAATACGGAAGCCATCAAAATCCATTGCAGGAGGTAGTTTATCGAATGATTTGTTAATCATCCATTCAATATAATCTTTGCGCTGTGCTTTCTTGCGCTGACCTAATAGTGACGCTCTAAATATCCGCGCGATTTGTTCTTTATTCTGTGTATAGAATGCAATAATATCAATGTAAGCAAAATCAGCTTCAGATTGAGATTGATAAATAGATTGCCAATCACCATCGTTTAATGTTTTAAACTTTTCACCATTAGTTGCATTGGACGCTTGATCAATAATTTGTAAATCATCGTGAGTTTGCGGAGCGTTGCCATTATGATGACTTACGTTATTACCACCGCCCATTTGTTTAAATAGTGTATTTAAAAGCTCGTTTCTATCAGCGATAGGAACGTCATTATATACATTGCCAGTCATCGTCGCATAACGTTGACTTGAATAAAGCTCAATAAAGCTACGTCGCCTACCTTGCGGTAGATTACCTTTGACAATAATGTGCAATCCTTTTCCTGAAGGGCTGACTTCAGAATAAGAATTAAACTCTTTATAAATCTTTAGTTGGCGCTCCATATCGCTTTGAGCATTTGTTGAATTTGAGCAATCGTCCAAGTCGATAAAACTATATGGATCAGCATTAGTAAACACAAATCCGATACCATCGTAAGAACCAAGTTGGTATATATTGAACGCTTCATTGAATGTACTCCAATCATTAGGATTTGTAACACTTGCTAAATTGTGGGTAATAGTATAAGGAACTTTAGTCGGCTTGCTACTACCTTTATCCTCCATGCGCCACAAAATCCATTGTTTTAACAGACGCAATTCTTCTGGTATAGCAAAAGCATTCTTAATTGTCATTTTATTGTTATACTTTCAACGGAATAGGAGAAAGATAATTGTATAACTGTTCTATCTTGGTAACATCTGGTGATTTCAATTGATTGTTTGAAAGCATATGCAACCAAGTTTTACTTAAACCTGTAGCTTTAGCTATTTCTACAATAACTTCAGTTTTATTTACTTGTGTGCGCTCACGTAAAAGCTCTTGCGTCTTTAGTTTGAAGCGCGAAGGATAGACCGGGTAGGTTGTGCGGCTCATTTTTATTGTTCTGCGGATCAGGAAAAAGGGAAAGACACAGTTTAGCCGTCAAAATTTTTCGCGTCTATATCAAAATTCAGGATTGACAACGATTTTTAGGCGTATAGTCTCAAGGGTGATCTAAGACCTACCGCAAGGGCATTTGCGGACTGTTTAGGAGGGTGTTATGAATATCAGCCGTTGAAAGACCGGCAAAGAATAGCCTCTAGCAAACACAAACACCTAGAGGCTATTTCTTTTTAATGGAGAATATAGAATGCAAATTACTGTACCAATGAAAATCAATTCCGAGAAAAAGCATTCGGTTAGATACGATGCAGTTAATGGTGAAGCGGCCATTACATCTGTTTATGTTATGAAGTCATCATTGATTACACCGTATCCTACTAAGATTATCATCAGTGTTGAATTTAATAAGGAATAAATTAATGAAAAACTTTAATATGAGCATTAATTCTGTCAGTCCTGTTTCTAATTATCCTGCTCCTCCTTCACAACCGCCATTTGAGAAAAACATTACAGTAAGTATGTCAGTTTCATTTAACAATGAATTGGCCGCTATAATGTTTTCAAATGAACTTATTAATTTAATTAAAAATGCTAATGGAGAATAAACCTTGGATATTCGCGAAATTCTTAAAGCTTTGGATGAAAAAGATCAACGTTTATGGTCCGAATGCCGCACAGCAATGCGAAAGGTTTATCTAACTGCCCACAATAAAGTGTTAGGTTTAGCTGATTATGAAGCTCAAGACGATGCATTCATGGATTTGATTGACATTAAGCTTGCGCTGCTTTTTGATCGCGGTGGTAGAGTTAACTCTAGCAAAACGATTACTGGTGACGATGCTGACAAGATTGAAGAAGATTTGCTAGATAAGGATTATGAATTAGGAAAAATCATCGGACAAAAGATTAGCTTGCCTAACGATTTTGTTAAAAAAGGCGCGGCTGAGGTTTTAGATACAGCTACTGTACCAATGAACGAATGGAAATGAAATGAATACGAATGTAAATGATCCTTGGGCTACTGGCAGTCAGAGCACTCCTGAGCGGCCTAAGTGGATGACTGAGCAGATTGAAAAGATGCTCGATCTTTGGCACTATCCAAAGAACCAAGATGGTATGTTGATGCTTTGGCAGAAGTCAAAGGAATTGCTTAATCAGTACAAAGAAACTGAAATGGATTACCGCAAGATTTGTGCGGGTTTCCTTGTGCCAAATCATCAACAAAATGAAGGTACAAATACTGTAGAACTTGGTAACGGTTATCAAGCTAAGGTTGGTATCAAGTATAATTATAAGCCGAATAGTGATAACAAAGTTATCTGGAAGGCTCTTGAAAAGATTGAAAAGATTGGTAATAAAGGTGCTTTCATTGCAGAGCGTCTTTTCAGTTGGTCGCCTAACTTTCTGTTGACTGAATATCGTCAGCTACAGGAAGATGCTAAGGACGGCAGCAATGAAGCTAAAGAAATGCTTAAGATTATCGAGACAGAAATGATCACGATCACTGAAGCTGCACCGACACTTGACATTAAAGAGAAGAAAAAGAAATGAATGATCAATTGACTAAAAATGAAAGACTTAGATTAGAATGTTTTGCTCAAGCTTGTAATAGTGCTTTTACTATTAGAACATTAACAAATGATAATAGACCTACTGTTGAAGATTTGTTTGAGCAAGCTAAAAAAATTGAAGCATTTTTAAAATCAGCAAACCCGAATTAATAACATGAAACACACAGATTATAAGATTAGAACTATTCATGTTTATATAGAGCATCATGAAATTGTAGATGCTATTCGACAAACTATTTATAGTTCGCTAGGTATTGAAATATCTAAAACTGACCGTTTTAGTTTTGAATTTGTTAAAGAAGGCTCTCCTGAATATACAACTGATAAAATTAAGTGTAAGGTTATTAAATATATTGATTTAAATGCAGTTGAAGAATAATGCAACAAAAAGATTTAAAACCGGCTAAAGAGTTTGCTGTTTTATTTGGTGTAAAGTCTATCATATACGGTCCAGCAGGATCAGGTAAGACACCAATTGTCAATACAGCGCCTAGACCTGTATTGTTAGCTACAGAACCGGGTTTGTTGTCTATGCGTAATTCCAATGTACCTACATGGATTGCGCCGACAACAGCCAAGATAGATGAATTTATGAAGTGGTTTGAAGGCTCAACAGAAGCTAAAAACTACGATACTTTGGCTATTGATAGTGTTAGCCAAATGTGTGACATATCTCTACAGGAAGCCGCTAAAAAGCATCGCCATGGTTTGCAACAGTATGGCGAAATGGCAGATTATATTATGCCTTACATGGAGCGTCTTTACTTCATGAAAGAAAAGCATATGTTTTTAATCTGTAAAGAAGGAACAGAAGGTACAGGTTTTAAACGTCCGTACTTTCCCGGTCAAGTTCTTCCTGTACAAATTCCACATAGATATGATTGTATTCTTCGATTAGCCCGAACCAATATACCGGGTGTTGGAGAACAATTAGCATTTCAATGCAACGGTAGCATTGATGTATTGGCTAGAAACCGTTTCGGTAATCTAGCTGATTTCGAACCACCAAACTTTGAAGGACTGATTAAAAAGGCTATGAGCAATGGATAATGTTAATAGTAGTAGTGACGAAAGAACAGTCAATAACGTTATGCGCCATGAGTATAGAGTTTTGACTGATTTGGAAAAAGTTCATTTACAATATATCAAAGATAAGGGATTAGAATTTATTAATCTTATTGATCATATCGGGTCAGGTAGAGAATATTCAAACGCTAAAACTAAAATTGAAGAAGCTGTTATGTGGGCCGTGAAAGGTCTCACAAATTAATGTATTGCTTAGAATGTAATAAATTAATTCAAGGAAAAAGAAAAGACGCTATTTATTGTTCTAGCAAATGCAGAAATAATCACAGACAAAAAAGATATAGAATTAAAAACTTAGATCACGTTAGACAAACATGGAGAAATTATTCAGACACGACAAATGGGACTGCGTCTTTACTATTAAATTATGCTAAAGACAGAGCTAAGAGATATGACCTACCTTTTGATTTAGATAAAGAATTTGTTTTAGAAAAATTAAATAATGGTAGATGCGAATTAACTGACTTGCCATTTTCTAAACAATTATCTCAAAAAAGAGGTAGAAACCCAATGACACCAAGTTTAGATAGAATAAATCCAAAGTTAGGATATGTAAAATCTAATGTTAGACTCATATGTTTTGGCTTAAATGCTGCATTGGGTGATTGGGGAGAAAGCATCTATGTTAAATTAGCAACAGCTTATATGAATAAAAAGGTTTAACTTCTTAGAAAGGACTAACAATGAAAACTTTTAAACTTACTGTAACTGAAGATGAATTAAAGGCTATTATTCAGCATCATGTATGGTGTATGTATGGTGAAAATGCTAACCTTAATGTCGAAACATCTGCTCGTTTACATGATCTAACTAAGCGTCTTAATAAAAAGGATAATGACTCGGAAACAAGCGAAACTGAAAAGCAACCTGAAAATCAAACCAATCCAATCGCCGGTTGGCAATAAAGGAATTAATTAACATGTCTTTCGATGCAGTTTTTGACGCGAGAACAGTTGAACCACGCCAGAGCGGCGGTAAACATCAAGTTGGTAATAAGTGGCAAGGTGTTATCACCAATACACTTGTAAAGCCGACTAAGGATCAAAAGGGCGGAATTTTTGAAGTCGAATTTTCATCGCCCGGTGGTACTATCAAGAATAACTATAACATCTGGAATGAAAGTGAAGCCGCGCGAAATATCGCAAAGCAACAGCTTTCGGCATTGTGTCATGCTACTGGCATTTTTCAAATTGACTTTAAAAATGACGGTGCAGCGTTGCGCGGCGGTAAGCTTATTTACGATGTAGGCTTTCAAGCCGGTCAAGAGCCGTCAGCAGAAAAACCAGAAGGCGGTTATGTTGAAGTAAAGAAGATTTACGATATTAACGGTAACGATAGTTGGGGCGGTCAATCGCAGCAACAGCCGTCTAGCGGATTTGCTCAACAGCAAACTCAGCAACAACCTGCACAGCAGCAACCAGTGCAGCAGCAACAGCAGCAACCCGCTGTTCAAAGTGGTTGGAATGCTCAACCGCAACAGCAGCAGCCATCTACACCGCAAGGTGGTGGTTGGCAGCAAGGTGGTCAACAGCAGCAACAGCCGCCGTGGAACGCTTAATTGCCTCACTATAGACTAACATAAAAGAGGCAATGACTAGGGGTTATTAAGAAGTTTAACCAGTCTTAATAACCCCATTTTTTTTGGAATACATAATGACCGATTTAAGTGCAAAAGACCTAGAAGATTTATCCGATAAGATAAACGACGAAATTGATAACTACTCTTTAAAAACATTACGAGATAAGCCGCGTACTCATTTAGGTATATCTGAGATAGGCTCACCTTGCGCTAGACAACTCTATTATAAATTTCATTGGTGCGGTTTTCAAACATATAAGACTGAACACGATGAAGCACGTATGTTACGGCTATTTAAGCGTGGTCATAGAGAAGAAGAACGATTTATAAACTATCTTGAAGGTATCGAGTTTCAAGTTAGTAGATTTGATGAAAATGGAAAACAATTTCGCGTGTCTGGTGTAATGGGTCATTATGGTGGTAGCTGTGACGGTATAGCTATTACTCCATGGTTGCCTGACAGATTTCTATTAGAATTTAAAACTCATAACAGTAAGTCATTTTTAAATTACTTAGACAAAGGTTTACACAAAGCTAAACCGCAGCATTTCTCGCAAATGTCGGGTTATGGTTATCATATGAATATCGAATATGGTATCTATTTTCCAGAAAACAAAAATGATGATGATATTAGAGTTAGAGTAATTAAGCTGGATCATAAGCTAGGTAGAGAATTAGAGCAAAAAGCGTCAGATATTATTACTGCTATAGAACCTCCACCAAAGATCAGTGAAAATCCAGCTTATATGGAATGCAAATGGTGCGATTTCTTAAATATATGTCATTATGGAGCGCCACCGATAAAGAATTGTCGTTCCTGTAGATCAGCTATGCCCACAAATGATGCAAAATGGACTTGTACAAGATATAATCAAGTAATACCATTCGAGTTTCTTGAACGCGGTTGTAACGATTGGCTTCCTATTTAAAATGCAATTGCGACCTTATCAGGAGCAAGGCTTACAAGCCTTATGGAATTATTTTAAAACCAACAAAGGTAATCCGCTTCTTTGCTGGCCGACCGGGGTAGGAAAGTCATTAGTACCAGCAGAATTTATTCGAAGAACGTTGTATGATTATCCTAACCAACGCTTCTTAATGATTACTCATGTAAAGGAACTGATAAATCAGAATTACAAAAAGATGAATGAAATTTGGCCTAATGCCCCTATTGGTATTTATAGTGCTGGTTTAAAGCGTCGTGATATATCGCTACCAATTATATACGGCGGTATTCAAAGCATGATAAAGATACCGGAGGCATTCGGGCATAGAGATTTAGTTTTTATTGATGAAGCTCATTTGATTTCAGATGAAAATAGCTCTCAGTATCGCAAGTTTCTAAACGTAATGCAGCAAATCAATCCTAATTTAAAAGTAGTTGGATTGACTGCAACAGCGTTCCGTACCGGAATGGGTAGGTTAACAGAAGGATCATTGTTTACTGATATTGCTCATGATCTTACTAGCTTAGAAAGTTTTAATAAGCTTATTGATGACGGTTATCTATGCCCGCTCTTTCCTAAGCGTACTGAAATTCAACTAGACGTTAGTAATGTTAGTGTTCAAAAAGGTGAATTTGTATTAGGGCAACTTCAATATGAAGTTGATAGAGCAGAAATAACTTGGAAAGGATTGCAAGAGCTTTGCTATTTTGGTCAAGGTAGACGATCATGGTTGATATATGCAACCGGAATTGAACATGCTAATCATATAGCAGAAATGTTAAATCAACTTGGCGTTGAATGTGCTTCTGTGCATTCAAAACAATCTGATGAATATAATCAAGCTGCGCTTAAGGCTCATAAAAGTTTAAAACTTAAAGCTATCGTCAGCTATTCTAAACTCACTACCGGGCTAGATCATCCGGCAGTAGATTTAATAGGAATGTTTCGCCCTACAATGAGCGTAGCTCTATGGGTACAAATGTTAGGGCGAGGAACTAGGGTTTGGAAAGAAGGTGGTTATCTTGAATGCTATGGAGATAATTATTATATAGAAGGTGGTAAACAAAATTGCTTGGTGTTAGACTTCGCTAATAATGCAAAGCGCCTTGGTCCTATTAATGATCCTATGATACCACATAAAAAAGGTGATAAAGAAGGCACCGCGCCAATTAAGATTTGTGAAAATTGCGGCGTCTATCATCATATTAAAGCTGTCAAATGTGATAATTGTGGGCACCCATTCCAATTTGAAGTTAAGATAAAATCTAAAGCTGACACTAGAGAGTTGATCGCTGAATATAATCAAGCTATACCAGAAATTGAAACCTTTAATGTGTCTAAAGTTATATATGGTAGAAAGCAAAAAGAAGGTAAATCGCCTTACATAGTTGCTACATATTTTTGTGGTATGGAAGTGTTTAAGGAATTTGTATTTCCTGAGAATTATAGATACCCAAAAGATTATTATGACTGGTGGAGAATGCGTCATAAATCAGAACCACCAAAGACAACAGCAGAATGTATGACGCTGGTTTCAGAGCTAAGAGCACCGCGAAAGATAAGAGTGCATTTGAATAGAAAACTAAATGGTAAAGTCTTTCCTGAAATTCTCAGTGTGGAGTTTTAATAAGGAGATTTTAATATGATAACTTTAGAAGAATTAAAGAGATTGCTAATTTATAATCCAGAAACAGGAGAATTTATAAATTTAATAGATAGAGGACGATCTAGAGCCGGACAAGTCGTAGGAAGTTATTCCGGCAATGGTTATATTAGTATTAAATTAAATTATGAACGATACTATGCCCATAGGCTTGCTTGGTTTTATATGACTGGTGAATGGCCTGAAAATGAAATAGATCATATAAACTGTATAACAGATGATAACAGATGGTGTAATCTTAGACAAGCTAGTAGAGTAGAAAATAGCTATAATTCTTCTATTAGAAGTCATAATAAAACTGGTTATAAAGGCGTTTATAAACATAAAGATGGCAAATATATTGCTCAAATAATAGTTAATAGAAAGAAGATTAATTTAGGCTCATACGTTACACCAGAGGAAGCGAAAATTAAGTATGACGAAGCAGCGTTAATTTATCATAAGGAGTTTGCTTCGCTATGAGTTATCAGAAACCTAAGCCAATCTTACGTCAAGAGGCTTGGTTAGAACTTCAATCGGCGCTAACTCGCATACTGAATGATCCGAATAGATTGCCTTATCAGTCTTGTTTAAACTGTAAGCATTGGCATTATGGCAAAGAGCTTTGCGAAAAGTTTAACGCTAAACCACCACCTGATATAATCGTTTATAGCTGCAATGAGTATGAAGATAACAATGATATTCCTTTCTAAGGTAAAGATATGAAAATATATTTAGCTGCTCAATTTAAAGAGCAATCTTTGATGAAAGAATGGCGTAAATTATTGCGTCAAAACGGTCATTATGTCACATCACGTTGGTTAGAGGTTTCAGAGGCTACAGAAAAAAATAATGCTTCAGTTGAAGCCGCAAAAGATTTACATGATATACACGCTTCAGAAATAGTTATATCTCATACCATCAATCGTGGTGACTTGTTTACAGGTGGCGGCAGACATATCGAGTTTGGTTTTGCTCTTGCTTTAGAAAAGAAACTGATTAATGTAGGTGGTTATGAAAGCGTCTTTCATCAATTACCACAAGTCATTACAGTGTCAACAATTGAGCAAGCTATAGAGATTGTAAACAATGAAGCGGCCAAAATCAAAGCAAAACGACAACAAGTTATTAGCTAGTTTAAAATTAATATCGTCTATACTGGATAATGACGGTCACTCATGGCAAACTCATGTGCTCTTACAAGATAATTGGATTAGTGCTCATAATGGTATTATTGGTATTGGCGAATGTATTGATGAAACATTATATGCTGCACCAAATGCCATAATGTTAAGGAATGCATTAGCTAAATGCGGAGATACTATATCAATAACGCAATTAGAAACTAAACTATCGGTGAAGTCTGGAAAGTTCCGCGCGCTTGTCCCTTGTATCCCTCCTGAAAACCTGACCCGCGCCTTTCCTGACCCTATACAGGCTCAAATAAACAATAGCCTGCGCTCTGCGCTAGAAGCCGTGGCACCTGTCCCCATCGACGAAAACCGCACTGTGACGGCTTCTTTTTTACTTTATAACGGCTGTGCATTTTCAACGGACGGTAAGATAATTTTACAAGCATGGCATGGATTATCGTTGCCCACATTAGTATTACCTAAGTCTGTCTTGTCGCCTATTGCTAAGTGCAACAAAGACTTAATTGGAATAGGTTTTAGTGATACTAGCTGTACATTCCACTTCGAAAACAATACATGGATTAAAACTCAACTTTTTGAAACTTCATGGCCTAACGTAAATCATATTTTAAATAAAGAACCAATACTGAGAACGTTACCTGAAGGTTTTTATGACGCTGTGAATGCATTAGAACCGTTTTCAGAAGATGGAAACATATATTTTGAAACTAATAAAATGTTGACGCATTCGTCTGATGAAAAAGGTGCAAGCTATGAAATATATGGCTTACCTAACGGGCCAATGTTCAACATAAAACAGTTGAAACTTGTAGAACCTTATATGAAAAAGGTTGACTTTATGGTAGAGCATCATAATAGTAAGATGTTATATTTTCAGAGCGACACGGTTAGAGGTTGCATCGCAGGACGGGCAGAATGACTAAATTCGGAATGGAAACAGAACACGATGGTCCTTGCTACGTTTATTCAGATCACAAGCTATCTGATGAATTGATGCGAGAAACCACTAGGCTTAATCCTCAATTAATCGATAATAAGAAGTTGGAGCTTATTAAAGGTTTATCCAAGACGTTTTCTCAAACGTCACACTC